GTGTTTCCGGTTCACTACCGGCCACGGCCGTATCAGCAGGAGCTGCACAAGATGTGGCGGACGAAGCGCATCGGTATCGGTGTGCTTCCCCGCCAGTCCGGCAAGGACGTGGCTGCCAGCATGGAACAATGCGAGGCGAGACTTCGCACGCCCAAGACGACTGGCACTTACATCTCGCTGAACAACCCAATGATCCGGGACATCCTGTGGGACAAGACCTACCTGGATCCGGTCTCAGGTCTGTACATCCGGATGCTGCAGGACAATGTGCCGGCGGACAAAGCGGACTGGCGCGACACGATGATGATGGGCCGATTCAGCAACAAGTCGATCCTGAAGTTCCAGGGGTACTTCCAATCGGGGCAGGACAAGGGTGGTGTCGGCACGTCGTTCCTCGACTACACGATCACCGAGCTTGCGCTGTTCTTCCGGGAGGATCCAGTACCGAGGCTGATGCCGATCATCGAAAATGAGCATGAACAGAAGCGGCTGATGGCTGTCAGCACTCCCCGCGGAAAGCGCAAGAACCCCCTGTGGCAGCTGATGGAAGCTGTCAAGGGTAGGCCCGATGCTCAGGTCATCATCCGTACGATCGGGGATCTCAATGAGATGATGAAGCGTGCGGGGTTGCCGCCGGTCCTGTCCGAGGAACGTCTCGAACAGATCCAGGCGTCCTACCTGAAACGGTATGGCAACGACCGCATGTTCAACCAGGAGTACAACGTTGACTTCGAGGAGATGGATGCCGCGGCTGTCTACGGTGAGGCCTACGTCAAGATGGTGTTGGACCATCGTGTCTCCTCGTTCAACCTGGACTCGGGGCACCCGGTCTATGTCGTGTTCGACATCGGCAGCTCGGGGATGCACTCGGACGCCACGAGCTGGCTCGCGTTCCAGTGGATCAACGGGCGTCTGTTCCTCTACGACTGTGGAGAAGGGCACGGTAAGGCACTCCCAGAGTACGTCGAGGACCTTCGGATGAAGCACTGGTTCCCGAAACTTGCCGTCATCATCCTGCCCTGGGATGCGGAGCACCACGAGAAGGCGGTGAACACGACACCGGCGGACATGATGCGGAAGGTCTTCCCGCATATCGCGGTCTTGGCAAAGAGCAACAAGGTCTTCCGGTTGCCGGGGAGCAAAGCCCAGGACTTCGATGAGATCACAGACATCCAGCAGACCCGGATCCAGTTGTACAACACGCTGGTCCATGAGACCAACTGTGACTGGCTCCTCGAATGCTTCGAGAACTTCAAGTACGAGTTCAACACGAAACTCCAGGAGTGGACTGACAAGCCGTTGCACGACAAATACAGCCACATGATGGATGCCTTACGCTACGCGGTGCAGGCCACGAAGGAGCTGAACTTCTTTGGTGGCACCTTCTACGAGGTATCAGGCAAGACCGTGCACGCGGTCAACTACGAGGAAGATTGGAGCGGGGTATGGTGACGGTGAGCATTCGGCAGGCGCTCCAGGCAGTAGCGGATCACCCGGAGCCGGCGACGGACATCACCCTCGACCTCAAGATCCACGAGCTGGTCGCACGGGCGCTGTTCGAGATTGCGAACAACCCGGACAACCGTGTCCGCGGGAGCATGGCCCGGGCGACTCGTGCGCAGAAGCTGATCCTCAACAGGCTTGTCGGTACCCGTCGACCAGGCAGCCATCCCGCAGCCCGGAGGAGCGATGACCTCGAGTTCCTCGACCTCACAGCGGGAGCAATCGAATGACGGATACGAGTCTTGAGCTGGTCCGCAGGTTCCGGAAGAACATCCCTGCGGCACACCAGACCAGTCTGGACACCAGGCTGCATTGGCTGTGGCATCAGAGGTTCGGCACCATCCAGATGATCTGGAAGGAAAGCACAGACGTACTCGACCACACAGCCTGCACGGTGATCCTGCAGGCTGTGATGGCGAAAGATCTGGGCAGCATCGAGCTGCTGTTCCAGAGGATCGAGGGCGGCTCCCAGGAAGACAAGGTTCTCCTGGAGCAGGACGTCATGCCGATCTGATCGCGCTCCGGTGGGCACGTTTCTTCCAGTACATCGCTTCGGGGCGAAGGCAGACCTGGCACATGCAGATCGCTCTGTGGCCCGCGGCATCTGTATCTGGTCGAGTCTCCGGCATGACCCGAGCCCGGTCGTCCAGCACGTTCACGGCTTGAGCGTCCCCTCGCAGTACTCCGCATAGAGAGTGAGCGTGAACGGACGGTGCCGGGTGATGTAGTACCCGGGCTTCACCTTGAAAGCATTGGGCACCTTACGGCCACAGATGTACGTCATGTACGGGTTGCCGAAGTAGAAGCGGAGGATCTTGTTGATCCGCTTCATGTCCACGGTGGATCCGCCTTCAGCAATCAGCTCGGTGACCTTGATACCGGTGGCCCATTCGTAGATCATCACCGCGGAAACACGGTGGCCGTGGTCAGGGGAGAGATTCCGCAGGAACTTCCGGATCTCCCGCTCCCACTGAACAAGGTGAGCATTCTCCTTCACGAGAAATTTTTCTTTCGTGAAGGGCATTCTTCCTCTTTCCTTATCAGGAAGTAGGAGCTGGTCAGCGCGACTCGACGTCGCTGGATCCAGGGCTGTGCTCTGGATCCTTGGAGAGATTCCCTCCTTGTTGAAACGGCTCTTCAAGAGAGCCTCTACCTCTGTGAGATTTGATACGGGGGCTCCATTCATGGAGCCACCATACCGACAAAAAAGAGAGGAGGCCACCGTGGGGTGGTCTCCTCTCCTCTGACTAGCTACTTCGCCCGGTAGTTCGTCACGTTGGTGACGATCTTCTCGGCCTCATCCTGGCCCAACCCCACCTGGAGGGCCCGCTCGCAGAGGGCGTCATCCCAGTGCGGGATTTCCGCAGCCTCCATCTGGCAGCCGATGGCAAACAGCGTGTTGTTCCGCTTCCCCGCGGGGATCGGCTTCTTCAGTTCGGACAGCAACTGGTCGTGCATCATGGCGATCTCTTCCTTGTCGAGTTCGAGGGTCTTCTGGATGTTGACGAGCTGGCGCTCGCGGGTCACTCCTCGCAACAACAGCTGCGAGGAGAGATGTTCTGGCAACTGGGCAGGCGGTCTGCTGTTCCAGCGCTGTGTGGACTTGTGATACACGCAGCCGGTGCCCCGGATGTCCACTCCGGTGACGAGACCGATCGCATCCCGGTAGCGGCCGTAGCCTTCCACCGGATCCCATTCGTCTTCCACCAGATAGAACAGGTGGTAGCCGTTGCCCGACATGCTGATCTCTGCGGTTGTCGGTGGGAGGAAGCCGAGTTCTGACACATGGTCGAACCCGCCGTTCTTCCCGTCGATGTCAATACAGATGAGACGGGCTGAGCGCATGACCCAAGCGAAAGCCCAGGCGTCCCGGAGGTATCCGAAGATGATCTTCCGGGCGTTAAAGCTCTTGTTCTTGTAGTGCTCCATGAATGTGTCACGACCCCAGCCCTGGGAGGTACGTCCATCGGCCCAGAGCTGTACCAGCGCAGGTCCTTCAGGCCCCCAGAGTGAGGGGTCATCCATGTTCAGCCCGTCGTTGGCGCCGGCGAGTGGATACTCGTCGGACTGCCACCAGGGGGTGCTATTCAACTTCATCTTCCACCGCCTTCAGTTCTTCGAGTAGTGCGACGATTTCGGGCTTAGGCCCGATGAGTCGCTGTTTCTTGATGACCTTGCCACTTTCTCGGTAGGTCTTCCAGTCTGTGAGGAAGCCGGTCTTGAACATGCGCTTGACGTCCGCGGAAGAATACTCCGAGAAGCCTTCCTGCAATCGCCACGCCATGAAACTGTCAACCAACGGGTCCAGGAAGCAGTCGCTCCCGAGGAACCGGCCATACCACAGCGGATCTTTCCCCAGCAGATATGCAATGAACTGGTGGAGAGGCGAGTTGAGCAGATTCTGCTCCACCTGCAGAGCAGCAGCCCCCTGGGATTGCTGGAGTTTGATGGAGACTTCCCGTTCTTTCACAAAATGATCCAGCAGCAGAGACAGGAAAGCTCCCAGCCGTTCTTCGGAGCGCATATAGCGCTCAAAGGCTAGATCCAACGGATACGTGTTGGGGAACCAGAACCGTGCAAGACGCTTCTGCAGGGCTCCAGACTTGTCCCGTGTCTTGGGTTCGCTGTTCAGCGCCTCCAGGAACAGGGCTTTCGTCTGGACCTTGGTGTTTCCATTCTCATACAGCAGCCTGACGTAGCCGGGTTCTCCAGCGATCAGCGTCTTCTCCATTGAGCTGTCCTTGATGTAGGACATCTCACCGTCGTAGATGATGTTGAGCAGCTTGTTGTTCAGCTCAACACAGACTGGCAACCGTTCAGCCATCTGCTGGCGAGTGACATTCGAGACGTTGGGTTCCCCAAACAGATCGAATAGCATACTGAGGAGGACGGACTTTCCATTCCGCCCATCCCCGATGAGGAGGACGTACTTCACCGCCGACCAACCCGGGCTGAGAGATGTCGCCAGGTGGTACAGCAGGGAATGTGTTTCCTCTTCGGAGTTCAGCCAGCTTGAGATGACCCCAAAGACTTCCTGCTTGGCAGCCTCGTCCAGATTGAGCATCGGCTGGAGGATATTCGGGCAGAAGGTTCCCTCGGGTTCAACGAGTTGCCCGTCCCTATCCAAGAGACGTAGGCCGTCCTCTGTACGTAGCAAGAGGCTGGTTACCTGAGACTCATCTTCATGCGCGAATTGGCGGAGCATGAGATCGAAGTTGGTTAGCTCCGAATCGTTGGAGAACAGCACGTTGCTTACGTTGTTCGCCAGTCTGCGTTTGTCATTCCGTGAGAGTGGGAGCCAGATTCTCTCTTTCGGATCACAGGGTCCAACTTCTTCCGTTCTCCAATGCGCGGGAATGTAGGTGATGCTGCCATGCTGGATCAGCTCGTAGCTCTTTGCAAGCGTTCGAGCTGCGCCAGCCAGGGCAACCTTTGAGGTCAGCTCCAACAAGATTGTGTCCTTTCTTTGCTAGTGTCGGAGCCGGCGGATCTACTGAATCCGCCGGCTCCTGATGACTACGACTTGTTCAGCTCACGAATCGTGTCGACCTTCTTCTTGAGCAGGTCGATTTGCTCGTCACTCATCTGCGTGTTGAGCGCTTTGATGAGTTCCTGTTCGATGATCTGCTCGACAGTCAGTGCTTGATCGTCAGCCATGATGTGTTCTCCTTCCGGGTAGTGGTTGGCGAGAGCCAACCCCTCCCCAGTCACTACCGGACGGGCCAACACACCTTATAGAGCTGGAGGTACTGGCGTGCCAGAATGAGCGCCAGCTCTGCGTTGCCGTCATTCACTGCCTGCTCGAGCTTTTGCCGAGCCAGCTGCAGATCATGCAACATCTCAGAACTCCAATCGGTAGAACTGCTTGTTGGAGGCATCGGCATCCTCGCCCCGAGGGAGGATTCGACCCATCAGTTGCCTCCGCAAAGAGGGGTCGTTGGTGTCGTGCACGATAATCATCGTGTCGCACACCTTGTCCAGCCCATCGGTTCCGGTGGCAAGAGTGGCAGTCCCGATGAGGACATCCAGCTCACCACGTTTGAACTTCTCAAGCAGGTCATGCTTGTAGATCGAAGACATCGCACCGGTGATGCAGGCGATGTTGGCTCGATGGGCTTCGGCTGAGGCTGCCAGTGCCAGGGCGACACGGGCGGAGTTGCAGTACAGCAGAACCGGGCCCGATGCCATGCCGGCCAGGGTTGAGATCCTTTCGTAGATCTCCTCATGGAACTTGCCATCGTCGTTGACGAGGGCGAGGTAGGTCCGTTGATGCCGGGCCTCCATGTCAGAGGCCATGATCCGGCCTGTCTTCCGATTCAACCCGTACGTGTCGAACTCGTCGGGGATGTGCACCGTCAGGGGCACATCAACGATCGTAGCGGACACGTTGTCCGGCAGGTACACCACGTTCGGTAGTGACGCCAGGTAATCCCCAGCGTTACTGAACCGGAGGAAGCCCGTAACGATAGGCATCATCCCGAACGGATTCTGCTCCGTCTTGCAGTGCTGGTAGATGAACTCCAGGTAGCCACCCCGACAGGTCTTGGGTGCCAGGATGTGCTGCACGCAGTAGCAGCGCTCTGCGTCGTTGTAGTTCGGGGTCGCCGAACATAGGATCAGCGGAGCCTGAAGATGCTGGGCCAGTCGGTCGAGCTTCTTCCAGCCTTGGCCGGCTTGTCCACCGAAAAGGTGGAACTCGTCGGCGATGACAGGTACCTGTTTGCTCAGCAGGAAGTCCCGCATTCGGAACTTCGCATGGCTTACCGCGGTGACGGAGACCCCGAGCTTCACACCCAGCGCTACCCAGTCGTGATGGGTGCTGGGAGGTGCCACCACCAGCGCTTGCGTGTACCCCCGCAGGGCGATACACGTCAGCGCGGTGATGGACTTGCCGGCGCCTGTCCGGTAGTAGAGCAGGAGTCTCTCGGAGGTCTTCGCCTTCCACTTCTCATAGGCATCGAGTTGCCAGTCGAAGAAGGTGACCCCTAGCTTGGCGGCGAACTCAGCTACGTCTGGCATGTTTCAGCAATTCGTCTCCACAGGCACGGTGCATCTCTGAGGGGTCGTCTTCTACAGACGGCCCCGCGGATGCCGGAACTGGCTCGTCGGCCAGTGAAGTGCGGTGCCCGGCGATGAGCTGGGCGATCCGGCCGTAGCCTTCATCGTCGTCGAAGCTGTCCCGATCGCTCGGGTTGATGGACGCACGTACCATCTTCATGCCCTTCATCATGAGGGCCACTTGAACAGGCTGCACCTCGAATCCGAGGATGCCGGTCCATACCTGGGCGATGCGGACATGAGTTCCGATGGCGTCGCCCCACTGGTTGCCGCGCTGTTCGAGGAGCGCGCCGAGGGTGACGGTCCTCATGCCAGAGCCTCGCCATCGACGCCGACCGGCATCACGAACCCGTCAATGAGTCCGTACGACACACCGGGCTCGATCAGCTCACCCAGCACCAAGGACCCGACCTTGACGGCCTGGACGCCGAGAATGTGGCCGTCGTCGTCGCGCTCGGCCAGGACGAGCCAGCAGCCAGCGGCGCCACTGGCTGAGCACTTCCAGCCGCCCGCCAGTGCGATGGATTCCTCGCCTTGCACGGTCACCGTGGACTGGTCGCCGGAGGTCGCAGCCGTGGACCGGTAGCCGGAGGTCGCGGCCGTGGACCGGTAGCCGGAGGTCGCGGCCGTGGACCGGCGGCCGGAGGTCGCGGCCGTGGACAGGTTGCCGGAGGTTGCGGCCGTGGACTGGTGGCCGGAGGTTGCGGCCGTGGACCGGTAGCCGGAGGTCGCGGCCGTGGACTGGTCGCCGGAGGTCGCAGCCGTGGACTGGTCGCCGGAGGTCGCAGCCGTGGACCGGAAGCCGGAGGTCGCGGCCGTGGACCGGTAGCCGGAGGTCGCGGCCGTGGACCGGCGGCCGGAGGTCGCGGCCGTGGACAGGTTGCCGGAGGTTGCGGCCGTGGACTGGTGGCCGGAGGTCGCGGCCGTGGACCGGTAGCCGGAGGTCGCGGCCGTGGACTGGTAGCCGGAGGTCGCGGCCGTGGACTGGTCGCCGGAGGTCGCGGCCGTGGACTGGTC